ATCGCATTTACTTCGTAGCTAGTATTGTTAAGCTTATTTTTGCAGCTCAAATAAAGTTATGGCAGACATCAAGATCTCACAACTTCCTGTAGCAAGCATTGTTAATGACAATGACATTGTTGTCTTAAACCAAGGGGGCGACACAAAGACCGCTGCAAAGAGCCTTATTGTTGCTGGACTGGCTACAACGGATCAAATATCCGGGCTTACAGATAGCGCACAAGTCGAAGCCCTCGCTTCCGCGCAAATCGCTGCTATTACGCCTGCGTCTATTGGAGCTGTAGCAACCAGTGATGTCATTGCTATCAGCAAAGGTGGAACTGGAGCGACAGACGCTGTTAGTGCGCTGACCAACCTTGGCGGCATTACTTCCGCACAGGTTCCTGCGATTGATACGCAACAGCTAAACGCTTATGTGCTCAAGTCTGGCTCGACAATGGAAGGTCGCCTCATCATGGCGGCAACCACAGATCAACCAAAAGCCAACATTGGCAGTGCTTTGCCTAGTGATACAGTAAACTCGACTATTGGCGGCGACCTTTGGATTAGCAATCAAAGCAAACTTACATTTTCTCCAACCACAGGAACTGCTGTGGCTGTTGCTGGGCTTACTCAATCCAACCAATTTAATCAGCAGCAAACTATTGGCGTTGGTACAGCGGTAACCTCGCTTGTGGTTAATCCAAGCAGCACAGGTCGGGCAGCTACATTTGCAGCAAACAGTACTGTTCCTGCTGTTGCAATTACACAAAGCGGCACAGGCGCGGCGTTGTCTGTGGATAGCAAGGGAATCTTGTTCTACGACGGTTCGCTGCAATCTACTGCGACCGGGCACTATCAAGCAAGATGTGCGTCCACCGTAAACCATTCGGGAACATCCAACACCGGCGTAACTCCAAACACGTTTACCTACGAGACATTTGGTCTCCCACAGTGCGACACCAGAAACATCGCGTTAAACGATCTTCTTGTTTTTACAAGTCAAGCAGACCCGAAACAAAACGGGCCGTGGATTGTAACCACGATGAACGTAAGCGGCGTTTCTGGTGCTGTGCTGACTCGCCCAACTTGGTTTAGTGGGAATGCGATTAAACAGGGAATCACTCTTAATATTGGTGATGGGCAAACTCGTTCTGGACAAATCCTAAGTGTAACTAAGGCCACGAACGGACTGATTGCAGTTGGCGGCGACAACCTCACTGTTATTGTTGTTAACTACAACCAAAACACAGTTCAACAATCGCAGATCTCTGGTCTTGCAACTACGGCGCAACTAAGCGGCTACGCGACCACTTCACAGCTTTCCGGCATTGCCACAACAGCACAACTTTCAGGGTTTGCGACAACGACGCAACTTGGAGGCTACGCAACCACAACGCAGATTAGCACGCTTCAGCCTGCGCTGACATCCGCCGCGCCCCTTGCGCTTTCACAAGGCGGAACCGGGGCAACGACCGCTGTCGCTGCGTTGTCTAATCTCGGAGCACTGTCTGCCACGGCTGCTGCTGGCGGAGATCTGTCTGGCAATTATCCCAACCCAACGGTCGCAAAGCTGCAAGGTATTTCTGTCACCAACGTAACTCCGCTCGATGGGCAGGTGCTACAGTACGACACGGCAACGTCAACTTGGATAGCGGGAGCAGTGCCAAATGGTGGATCTGGTGGTGGAGGACAGATGTTCTTCTTCAACTACAATACGGCAGCAGACGCGCCAACGACCGGGCTTCCCACAACGCCAACGCTTGTTAAAGAACTTGGACGTGTATCAGACACGACTGGAACTAGTTATACATCTGGTAATTTGTCTACAACTGGATACGATCTAGTAGTCCACTTTGTCACTGACGTTCTTGACCCGAACATCACAGCCATTCCAGCCGGGCTGTTTGACTTCAACTTCTGGGCGTCATCAACTGGAACTACGTCAAATCAGACAATCGTCCAGCTTAAGGTGTTCAAGTATGACGGCACGACTGCAACACTACTTGCCACATCAGACGACATCTCGATTTACGATCCAACGGTAACTGCACAGTACATCGCTTCGGTGGTATTGCCGCAGACAACTGTTGCGCTCAATGATCGTTTGTACATCCAGTTCTTAGGGAAAGCCACACAGAACAATAAGACGATCACGTTTAACTTTGGCGCAACACAGCCTTCGCACGTTCACACAACCATCCCATCTGTGGGCGGCAGTGGCCTCGTAAAAATCATCAATGGCGTGTTCCAGTCTCCGGCATCGAAGCTGCTTAACGAAGATGTAGCTACCAACGCGGCTATCTCGCTGAGTAAGCTGGCCATGTCTGAAGTAAGTGTTCTTGCAGGGAACGGCTTGACTGGTGGGGGCGATCTTTCGACGAGTCGCACGCTTGCACTAGCTACTACTGGGATTTCTGCCATCACCGCAGGGTCATCTTCGGTAGTGCCTGTTATTACGACCAACATCTACGGTCAAATCACCGCGCTTACAACTGAGGCCATTGCTGTTGGAGGATCTGGCACGGTAACGTCCATTACGGCTGGCACGGGCCTTACAGGTGGCACGATTACTGGAACTGGAACGATTGCGCTACAGACGGCTGGTCCGGGAGTGCTGTCGAACGTAGGATCGAGTACAGCGGTGCCAGTAATTAGCGTGGATGCTTACGGGCGTATCAGTGCGCTTCAGACGGCTTCCTTGTCGCAGCTTGGCGCTGGCACAGTTACGAGCATTGCTATGACTAGCCAGGTGTCCGGCTTGTCGTTCACGCCAACTACGGCGATCACCGACAATGGCACGTTCAACCTGACTGGCGTGCTTGGAATCGACGGTGGCGGCACAGGGGCCACAACGGCAGTAGCAGCACTAACAAATCTTGGCGCCTTAAGCGCAACAGCAGCGGCTGGAGGAGATTTGTCTGGGAATTATCCGAGTCCAACAGTGGCAAAGATTCAAGGCAATACAGTATCTTCCACAACTCCATTAAGCGGACAGGCATTGGTCTACAATGGAACACAATGGGAACCTGCCACTACTCCGGGAACAGGAACCGTAACCAGCGTAACCGCAGGCAACGGGTTGACTGGTGGCACTATTACTTCTAGCGGAACCATTGCACTATCAACCACAGGGCCGGGGGCAATTACAGCAGGATCTAGTTCGGCAGTGCCAGTTATTACCCTTGATGAATATGGGCGTGTTAGCTCGCTTACTACTGCTCCAATTTCAGGTGGCGGTGGAACTGGCGAAGGAATGCAGTTTGCAGTTGTTCGTCACAACACGCAGGTTATTCCAGCAAGCGCAGGAACTGTAAATTTAAACACATGGGCGCTTGGGGCTGGGCTGACCACAGCCAGCATGATTACTCTTTCCTCAGCTCCGGTAGGGTTTACAATAGTTCCGGGAATGGTGTTTAATGTTGCTGGGTTAAATACTATTGCGATTAAAACTGTTGTTAGTCCAACGCAATTTTTGTTGGCAAGCGGAGCTACAGCGGGAGGATCTGCCCAAAATAATGTTAATGTTCAAAACACAACCACAACTACATTTACAGTTACTGCTGGAGCACTTCCAACTTACGACGGAAGAACATTGCAGCTTAATGATGTAGTTTTTCTTACTGGCCAAGGGTTAGCTGCTGGAACAACTCCAACAGCGCAAAATGGCCCATGGATTGTAACTACGCTTGGAGCAGCTGGAGTTTCAGCGGTATTTACTCGTCCTTCTTGGTTTACCGGGACGTTATCTGGGCCAAGACAAGTTGGCATTCAAGGTGGAACAAGTAGTTTTGGGTTTACTTTCAGTATTGCAGGAAATATAGCATCAAACACTTCATATCTTGTTGGCGTTGATCCACTGCTTGCACTTGCTGTTGCGCAAAGAGCCAGCTTTGCTCTTACAAACGCAGCTAACACATTTACACAAAAGCAAACATTTGCTGCAAACTCAACAACGGTTAACCCGTTTAGCTTTTCGACTACAGCCAGTCAGGCGCTATTGACTGCTGCCACACTTGGCGCTGTTGAGTGGGACAACCAGCAGATGTATGTGACCAGCTCGACGCCTGCTGCTGGGTTGACGCGAAACCCGATTGCGACGTCAATGGTGCTGATTAACAATCGGACTGGCACAACTGTAAGCTATACACTTACACACATTAATAGCGGATCAGATGCTGGAAAATTAATTGTTGTAAATAGCACGGATCCAGCCACAATTACAATTCCGCTTCAGGCTACGACAAACTCAAACTTTCCAATAGGAACGCAAATTCTTGTAATGCAAACCAATACTGGAAATGTAACTATTACTCCAACATCAGGTATTGCGCTTTATGGAAAAAATGGATTCAAAACATCTGGATTTTATGCAGTAATTTCATTGATTAAAATTGCCTCAGATTCTTGGGTAGTTGCAGGAGACGCTACTGTATGATTGCATATTTAGGATCATTAAAGCCGCCATCTATAACTCCACCTCCTGTAACGCCATATAATTTGGATTACGTTGCAGTTGCTGGCGGCGGTGGTGGAGCTGGTGCTGATGGGGCTCTTGATTTTGCTAATGGCGGCGGAGGTGCCGGAGGATACTTATCTGGAACACTTACAGCGCAAACTGTAGCAGTTTATGACATTTATATTGGCGCTGGAGGAGTTGGTAACGATGCAGCTGGCGGCAGATTTAGCACTGGAGGATCTAATACATTTTTCCAATCAAACAACTCATTTATATTTGCTATTGGAGGAGGATCCAGTATTCCTAGAAATGGAGGGTCTGGAGCTGGAGCACATCGCAACAATGCTGTTGGACTTGGAACTGCTGGACAAGGAAATAACGGAGGATCCGGGCAGAATGTTTTTGGTTATGTCGGTGGAGGAGGTGGCGCAGGCGAAGCTGGAGCGACTGGAGGCACAACAGCAAAAGGCGGGGATGGATTAACTTGGGTTGATAGCATTACCAGAGCAGGCGGTGGAGGAGGAAATAGAACCGCACCTGAAGGAGGTGGTCCTTACCTAAGTGGCTCCGGTGGTGCAGGAGGAGGCGGAAGGGGGGCAAATTCTGTTTTAAGTATTTTTGCTGAAGCTGGAACTGTCAACACGGGCGGTGGTGGTGGAGCTGGTTGGCCAAATGGTGGTGGCGCTGACTTTCAATATACAGTTGGAGGAAATGGCGGCTCTGGCGTTGTAAAGGTCCGTTACCTTGGTACTCCACGCGCAACTGGAGGCACCATCACGCAAGACGGCGGCTACACATATCACGAATTTACTTCTTCTGGCAGATTGACATTTACTTCTTAAAATATGGCACACTTTGCTGAAATCATCGACGGTGTAGTGCAACGAGTTATCGTTGCGGAACAAGACTTTATTGACTCTATTCCCGGTCAATGGGTTCAGACCAGCTACAACACACACGCTGGGCAACATCCAGAAGGACGTCCTTTACGAAAGAACTACGCTGGAATTGGAGATATTTATGATAGCGTCAGGGATGCTTTTTATTCTCCGCAACCGTATCCATCATGGGTGCTAGACGAGGAAACATGTCACTGGCAACCTCCTGTGCCTTATCCAACTGATGGCGCTAGATATACTTGGAGTGAGGAGTCTTTGTCTTGGGTTGTTATCCCTTAATTTATGCCAAGAAAATCCGTATCCCTAGCAGTTGGCCGAGGTGAAAAGCTTCCCGTGTCTAAAGGCGCAGGACTTACAGCCAAAGGTCGAGCCAAATACAACAGGGCCACAGGCAGCAACCTAAAGGCTCCCGCTCCCAACCCAAAGACAAAAGCTGAAGCTGGCCGCAAGAAGAGCTTCTGTGCTAGAATGGCTGGTGTCGTAGCCAAGGCTAAAGGCCCAGCAGAACGGGCTAAGGCAAGTATGAAACGCTGGAAGTGCTAATCCTATGAAATACCTACTAGAACGGCTCAAAGAGCCATCCACATGGCGCGGTTTGTTTGCTGTACTCACAGCAGTTGGCCTAAAGTTGCACCCAGAGATGCAGGAGGCCATCTTGACAACTGGGTTGGCATTAATCGGCATGATCAACGTCTTCCGAAAGGAATCAAATGATACCAAGCCTGCTGCAAATAGTACGCCTGTGGTTGGAGATCAAGGCTAAACGGGCTTCATGGGAGTTGGAACGTGACATAGCTAAGTACTGCGATGATATCGAAACTCAGATCATTGAAGCTAGGGCCAGTGGCCGTGATGCTTTGGCTGACAGGTTGCGCTACCAGTTCACACGTTCCAGCAAGATACTTGTATCCACCCAGCAAGGAGATACTTGAGCTTCGGGCCGGTCAGACGTACACTGCTAAGGTGGCGCAGAAATGGCATTCAGACTCCCGATACCAGAAACTTGAACTGGAGTTACTCGATGCCGCCTCTGTCGCCAAACAATCTCAACACAGGTAATGCAATGGAAAGCCCCGGTGAAATGTTAGACGATCTTAAAGAAATTGGCTCTGTTTTGGGCATAAACGTAGCCGCAATTGCATTGTCTTTAAGCGAGATCGAGCAGACAGTTCGCATTTTGGGTGGCATTGCCGCAATCTTTTATACGCTGGCTAAGATATACAAACTGCTCCGCAAATGATTGACGAACGGTCAGCCAAGTTCATAGCGACGCTGTCACCTGAAGTCAGGGACGCTTTTATCGCGTTCATCGTGGACGCTAAAGAACTGGTTGCTCAAAATGGACTGGACTACAAGGTTATCTGCGGAACTAGGACGTTCGAGGAACAAGCGGCGCTGTACGCCAAAGGGCGCACGGCTCCGGGGCCAAAGGTGACTAATGCCAAGCCAGGATCGTCCATGCACAACTTCGGACTCGCCATCGACTGCGGCGTATTCAAGGGTAAAGTGTACATGGATGGCAGCACACCCGCTGACGCAAAGCTCGCTGACCTTATGCATAAACACGCTTCAACCTTGTGTACAAAGCACAAGCTGCGCTGGGGTGGCAACTTTAAATCGCTATACGATGCGCCTCATTTTGAGTACGATACTCCTTATTCTCTTGCTGAGCTCCGCACTCGCAAGGAAGCCAACAAATCTTTAATCGCCTAACCTATGCCTAAGTCAATGAAATCAATGATGGACATTCTTTACGGCCCAAACGGCAAAAAAGGCCGTAGCTGTCCAGACTGTGAGTCCCCAATGGAGTCAGATGGAACATGCTCTGAATGCGGCTGCGGTGAAGGTTACGAGGAAAAAGAGGAGGATGACTCCGAGAGGGAAGACATGCACAGGGAACGTATGCTTGAGATTCGCGATGATCTACAGAGGCTTGCTGATAAGCTTGGTAAACTGGCCGGAGAAGGCGAAGAATCGGAAACAGAGTCCGAGAATTACATGCTTCCTACAGTGTTTGCTGTAAGAAAGATGATTGCACCTAAGTAACAATGGCACAAGAAGCACAGGCGGAAGGTGATGACATGTTCATCGGATTTGCAAGTCGTCTCGACCCTGCAAACCTACAGCCTGGCATCTTGCAAGCGAGCTTCAACACTCGACTTCAGCGTGGGATTGCCCAGCCACGCAAGGGTACCAAGCGGTTGACTGAGACTGAACTCATCGGTTTAACGATGGTTGGCTCTGGCCTGTACGTTGACGCTGATGGTCACGACAACATCGTATTGGTATTTACGGACAGGATGTACCTGTACAAGCCTGCTCAAGGGCAAGATATTAAGGTGTTGTATGGGCCTTATGACTTTCCTCCAGATCGTGTAATTCAAGAAGGTGGCATTTGTGACGTTGTTACGGCCTTAAACAAGATATTTATCTTTCGCGGCAAGTACGACAAGAAGACGTTTGCGGCTACCGAATCAAATGCCAGTATATTAGATGACGAAACGGGTATAATTACAATCACGACTGAAACGCCACACGGTTATTCGACCAATGATGAAGTTACGGTTGGCTTAACGGACGGCAGCGATGGCCCCGGACAAGCGGTTACTGGCAGTTATGTTATCACAGTAACTAGTCCAACTACGTTTACTTTTGAGTGGGAAAACAACACTGGTTCGACATTTGCGGCACGGCCAAGTGATTCAGGGTGGACAGCTCGACGGGGATTGCCGCCGCTTGTATGGCAAGATGGACTTGCGGATCTAGTTTACGCAGAGCAAAAGTTTACCGTAGATGGTGGAACGGTTACAGGCATCACGCAATCTGTGCCTTGTGCGGACTTTGGCTTGTACTTTCAGAACCGTTTGATTCTCAAGTATGGCGACTATCAGATGCTTGTTAGTGACATCTTAAGTGAGCAATGCGATACGACGCTGAACAACTTTGTCATCAATACCGGCGGGAACGACTCGATTGTAGGGGTGCTGCCGTGGGTGCAGGACCAGTTCTTGGTCTTTATGACCAACAGCATATACGTTGTTTTCGTAGAGACTGACAACTTTGACATTAACTCACCTCCCGGTGCCAACAGCAGCACAACGGTGGTTACGACTGAAATCGGCTGCTTGGCTAGGCGCTCGATTGTAGCTGCCGGCCAGTTCGTGTTCTTCCTGTCTGCCAACGGCGTTCACATGCTGACGCCCCAGCTTGACTTAAAGTTGTTAGGCAACACGCTGCCGCTCAGTGAGCCAATTGCAGACTTCTTTGACACTGTTAACTACGACTCTGTTCAAAACTCGGTAGCTGCTTACTATAATAACCGCTTCTATATTGCGATGCCTACTATTACGGGGACAACTCCGTCAGTAAGGAACGACAAGATCCTTGTATACAATACGCTGAACCAGAACTGGGAGTCGATTGACTATTATCCTACTGGGTTATTCTCAGATAACTTGATCTTGTCTGCGTATATTAATCAACGGCGGCTGATGATCATCACCAACTTTGCTGGCTCTGGCCAGTACGGTGGCGTGTTCCTGTCAGAGGAGCAGGTCGAGGGTGACGAGTTCAACACATCCAACGCGCTGCCAGTGCTACCGTTCAATCTGTTTCCGCAGTCGTCTCAGATTACACCATCGACGTTGATAGCCAGCACACAGAACTTCGTCCACATTCCTGCGTCTGTGAAGACTAGGGAGTACGCTTTTGGGGGGACTTCCGAGAAGCGGTTTAGCCGAGGCGAGTTTACCTTTAACAACGTCGCAAACGACTTTGTGCGGATTGACTCGACTACTTACGACCCGGATGCCACCGAGACTGTGCTTGAGTACAGCTTTAGCGGCACTTCAGACGGGACTTTGCGCCCTCGCATCGCTGCTCGTGGAACGTCGATAGCTTGCACGGTTAATTTTGTAGTTGGAAGACCAGCCTTGAAGAGTGTTGCTGTTTATGCTATAGCAACCAATAGACCAATGATTTCACAGGAGTAGATTATGCCCGGATTACAGATCAAAAAAGGTACAACTTACGTCGATTACCCAGCTCCGGGTACTAATCAAGTGACTGCCGCAAACTTGAATGCTCATGTTGATAATGCGGAACTACTTCCCGGTGCTATCTCTGCACAGCCCACAAGCACTCCTGAAGAGAATGATTATGTTATAGTCGAAAGAACTGGCGACTTATTTAAATATACTATTAATAGCATTAAACAGCTATTTGCATCTATTGTTAATGGTTTCTTGCCAACTTCTGGCGGAACGATGACTGGGCCGCTGATACTAGTAAACAGCACGCCATCCACGGCGGCTACAGCGGCAAGCAGGGGATATGTAGATGCTATAGCATCGGCTACCGTGCTGTCTGGTTCAATTGTAATGTGGGGTACAGACACGGTTCCGGCGGGGTGGCTAGAATGCAATGGACAGTCTACGTCTGGCTATCCTAACCTTATCGCGTTATTTGGGACTAACCTTCCCGATTTGCGAGGTGAATTTATCCGTGGATGGGATAATGGCCGCGACATTGACGTTAATCGTGCGCTTTTGTCTGCTCAAGCGCAGTCCATGCAGGCTCACACTCATACTTACGAAAAAGCATCTTTGTCATTTGTTTCATCAATAGGCGGAGTGTCCTCGTATTCGGACTCAAGGCCAAATATCGTATATAGTGTTACAGCAACAAGCTCAACTGGCACTGCCGAGACGCGCCCACGCAACGTAGCCTTGATGTTTATCGTCAAAACCTAATGACAGTCCAAGACTGGGAACAACTTGTAGACACGCTTTATGAACAATGCCGCAACCATATTCAGCTTCTGGGACAGGTATCCCGAGACGATGTGGATGGTTATCTTAGTTTCTATGGTGTCCATGACAGCATTTACGTTGCTCGGCGGGACGGCAAGATCACAGGCGTCTCAACCACCCATCCCGGCGTTAGCGACTTCAACTGGAAGTGGCGCAAGCAGGATGGCGTCTGGACGATCCACATGGCATGGGCAAGCGAGCCTGAGGCAGTTGGTGAAATGTTTGGGCAGTTTTTTCAACGTAAAGTACCTATCAATCAAGTTTGGGCATGGAGACATGATCATGCCACACAGATCACTCCTCAAAAGCTAGAAAGACTTTTATATGGGCGGAAGTAAGACTCAAGTTGTATCGGCACCAGCGGCTCCTAACTATCAGGAGTCCATGCGATCTATCCTGCAAGCGCAGATTGATCTTGCTCCGAGGGTGTACGAGAGCGAAAAGATCTATCAGCCCAAGTATCAGACTCTACAGGATCAAATTGCCAAGCAGGCCGCTACCAGTCAGATTGAACTGTACAAACAGCTTCAGCCGTCTTACTCCGCGCTAGAGGAAGACTACATGAAGTCACAGCAGGCAGCGCAGTTGCGCGGCTTGCAGGAGCGTGCCCCAGAGTACATTCAGGCCTTTCAAGAGGCGCAAGGTGTTGGCGGCATCAATCAAGCTCTTCAGCGATATACAGAACAAAAACTAGCTGGCTTACAGGCTAACGGGGCAGCATTGTCACCAGAAGAGCAGCGCATGCTCGACCAGCAGGCTAGGGCAGGCTACGCAGCTCGGGGAACGTCACTAAGCGGACAGAGCAACCTTGCCGAGGTGATGAACCGCTACAACGCACGTCAGGCCCGGGAGCAGCAGCTTGTGGCCCTTGGCACAGGATTGGGTGGCTACTTCCAGCAACAGGCCGCTCCTGCGCTGACCTCGTTCTACCAACAGCCGATGTACGCCGGTTCGTTTAGTGGCCAGGCCGCACAGAACGCGATGATGGCACAGCAGCAGGCTGGCCCACAGTACTTCAACCCTGAGTCGCAGACTGGCATGGGAAGCATTTACGGTGCGTACAACGCACAGATGCAGTATGCCGCCGGAATGGCTCAGGCTGAAGCAGCAAAGAGTGCTGGGAAGTCTGGTATGTTTGGGGCGCTTGGCGGTGGAGCGTTAACAGCAGGCGGGTTGCTTGGCGGTGCTGCAATCTTGTGCTGGGTAGCCCGCGAGGTTTATGGACGCACCAATCCAGACTGGCTGACCTTCCGCGAGTGGATGGTCAACGAAGCGCCAGAATGGCTTAGAGCAACGTACATTAAGTACGGTGAATGGTTTGCAGGCTTTATTAAAGACAAGCCTCGCGTAAAGTGGTTTATCAAGTTGTGGATGGACTCAAAGATTAAACGGTAATTTTTATGGCAAGACCTCGTGAACTTTTTAATACGCCAGCTCCTCAGGCGATGAGCATGATGGGGCAGGGAATCGCAGACGCTTACGCTAGAGCCGGGGAGATCGAGGGGAAGGGCATGCTGGCAATGGGCCAGGGCATTGCGCAGGGGCTTACGAGTGCGGCGTCGTCGATTGCCGGAGCGTATGGCGACTACAAGAAGATGCAGTCGCAGATTAAGACCTCAGAGGGATTTTACAACACGATGAAGGAAGGTGGTTATCTTCCTCCAGAAATGACGGCTGGCATCGACAATACAGTCAATAGTGACGTGTACAAGAACATGGGCACAAGAGAGAAGGCTCAGTTTTGGGGTGATGTGAAAGGCTATACCGGCAGTGCTCTAGGGCAGTACTACAAGATGCAGCAGATTGAGGCTGAGCAGAAGGGTTTGTTTAACCGCACGATAGCTGGAAGGAAGCCAGTTCCAAACATGGTGGATGTTGCTTCAGGATTAGACGCAGCAGTTAGCGATCAATCAAGTGCCGGAACTGCTCCTAAAGCACCCGCTCCAATGCCCGGATCTGAGTTTAATTTGCAAGATGCTGTTGGAACGCTTGAACGTCGTATGATTCAAAAATACGGTGCAGATTATAAGGCAAGAAGAATAAGTCCAACAGAGCAAGACATGAAAGAGTTTGGATTCAGATAATTTTGCTATGCCGTATACACCTGAACAGATTGATCAAATTTTACAGGCGTTTAATGCCACTACGCCTGAAGCTGCACCAAGCACAAGCATTCGCGAGTTGCGTGCGCCTGTTGAGCCTTCTGCACAGGTTGGCACGGAAACTCCACAGTTATCTGCTTACGATGAATATCAAAAGGCATATGCAGACTCGCAACGCAAAAGACAGCGCGGCATGGAGTATATTGCAAACAAAATGTTTCAATATCAAGATCAAGCTGAAATAATCAACAAAGCCTTAACTAACAAGCTGGATGCTGATGTTCCCAAAATGCCAAGGTTTGAAGAAACGGAACCAGCAAAGAAAATAATGGAGTCTATTCCAGCGTTTGGGAAAAGAGATTTTGTTATTGAAAATATTAAAACAGAGCTTGATGCGGCATCTAAGATTAAAGATCCACAGGAAAAGATGCAGCGCATTTTTACGATCTTACCAAAGATGATTCAGTCCGCTGGAACAGGCGGAACAGACGCCTTGCAACCTGCTGAAATTATTCTTGGATTGCCTGAAGCTCAAACTATTTTTACATGGGCATCTGCAAACAAGAAGAATTTGTATGATCCATTGACATGGGCTGAAATTAAAACTGACCCAGTTTTAAAAAATTCATTCATGGCAGATCCAGATGCTTATATTAAAAAAGCAAAAGGAGCCTATAACACTATATCATCAAGTCGCAATAAAGAGTTGAGCCGTTTTGAGCGCATGTCTTCGAGGGATTGGGTTCGCAAAAACACAGGGCTACAGCCGCTTGATCAGTTTTCCGACGAGGACTTGCAGAGCATTCCTGCTAGGTCAGACACGGCGGCAACCTTCTCTATTGGCCCTGGAGGTGCTCCAGTTAGAACTGAAGCTGCACCACCTACCCAAGGTGCTGGATCACTCAAAAAGGCATACTACAATGCCGCTGGTAAACTCGTAATTCCTTAGCACTTTATGGCGCAACAAGTACAGCTTCCAGATGGCAGTATCGTTGAGTTTCCAGACAACGCAACAAACGAGGATATTACTTCTGCGCTGAATGAATACAAGCCCGGCCAGCAAGAAGGCGTGCCGTCACTCTCACAGCGTGCGCTAGAGGCTGCTGCGCCGTACATTCGTGGAGCTGGCCCAACTGCATCTGCCGCACTTGCAGGAGCTGCTATTGGAACTGCGCTTCCATTTATTACGCCTCCAGTAGGAGCGGGATTAATGGCAATTGCGGCAGAGGCAACACAAGTGCTTGGAGATCCAGCAGTGCTTGTCATCAACAAATACCTTGGCACTGACTATACACCGCCAAGTCAAACGATTCAGTCGTTTCTGTCATCCATTGGATTGCCTGAAAGTAAAACGCAAGAGGCTAAATTAACAGAAGCAATGGCGCGCGGCACGGCTGGAGCTTTAGCAACTAGGGGAATTGGAAGTGCAATTACAAAATTGACGCAAGCTGCTACAGGCGAGCGCAGTGTAGCCGCAGAGGTTGGTAAGATGCTTGCAGATCAACCAGGCAGACAAGCTGTTGCTGGAGCAACCGGCGGAGCAGCATCAGAGGCAACAAGGCAGGCGCTTGAAGGCGTGCAAGCTCCTGAGTGGATGCGCGAATACATTTTCCCTGTTATAGAAATGGGAGCAGGTATGGCTGGCGGAGCAGGTGGGTCTTACCTTACTGGAAAGACTATGGCTGCGCCCTCTATGCGAAGTGGCACATACCCCGGAGCGCCCGGACTAACGCCTGAAGAGATGGCGCTTGGAGTGCAAGAACTGGAAGCCAAGGGGCAACAGATTCCCACTTCGTATTTGTTTCCGCCAAAAGGCCCAGTAGGCAAAACGCTTCAGCGGTTAGCCAGAGCTGGAACAGCAGGAGAACTGGATCAAGAGCTTATTGCCTTTAGGAATCAAGAGATTGAGAAGTTCTTCGCTGACAAGGGAATTACCCCAGGGCAGGCGTCGCTTGCGGAGGTTACAAAAGACTTAAACGCTACCAGAACAGCAAACGTAAGGCGATTGTCAGGAATCAATGATGGAATTGTTGAGTCAGCGGATAATACAATTAAAACAGTTCCTGTTCAAAAATCACTTGCTGCAATTGACGCAGAGATTGAAAGGGTAAAAAAGGACTATCCAACAAGCCATACGGCAATCACTTCCAAGCTCGAAGAGATCAAAGATGGACTTGCTGGTGCTCCTATTAAGCCTCCGACTTTATTTGATCAGTTTGGAAACGAAATAAACAGGCAACCAATAAGACAGGGCCAATCTTTTTCTTCTGTTGACGCAAACAGAAATAAAGTTGGAAGCATGACAAGAGATCCATCTTTGGCTGCAATTGATTCTAAAGAGCTTGAAAAAATATCAACAAGACTTTATGGCGTCATTAAAGATGACATGCGTAATTTCTTGAAAGATAACAAATTAAAAGCTGATTTGTGGGATTCAACAACAGCAGAATTGCATGAGTCTGCTGGTCAATTAGACGTTAGCGCGTTACGTCATGCCTTAAACATCGGAGATGTTCAGCCAGAGGCTGCATCAAGGTTATTATTTAGCGCCAAGCCAAGCC